GAAGAGTGGGTAGACATATCCAGACCTAAAAAAGGCGGCGGCTTTGAAAAATGCGGAAGAAGCAAATCAGGAAAGAAAAAATACCCAAAATGTCTTCCAAAGGCCAAAGCCGCTGGCCTTACTGAAAAGCAGCGAAAGTCAGCTGTTCGTAGAAAACGAGCGGCAAGTAACTCAGGTGGTAAGCCAACTAATGTTAGCACCTTTGTGAAGAGAAAAAAACGTGGCAGTAAAAAGAAAAAGTAAGAAGAAGGATTCAAGATTAAAGAAAGCTGGTGTAGCAGGCTATAACAAGCCAAAGAGAACACCGGGACATGCCAAAAAGTCACACATCGTTGTGGCTAAAGTAGGCGCTAAAGTAAAGACTATTCGATTCGGACAGAAAGGAGCTAAAACAGCAGGTAAGCCTAAAGCGGGTGAGTCAGCTGCAATGAAAGCAAAAAGAAAGAGTTTCAAAGCACGCCACGCAAAGAATATTGCTAAGGGCAAGATGTCAGCTGCATATTGGGCGGACAAGGTTAAATGGTGATGCTAAATGTTAATGGAGCTTGGAGCTATAATGTCTGCGGTCAATACTGCTACTTCGATGATAAACAGGGTAGCTTCTACCACTAATGATATATCTTCTATAAGTGGGTTTCTTACTAGCTTAGGCAGTGCACAGGTAGACTTACAGACTTTATCTAATTCAGGTAAGTTAACTGAAAAAGATGCTATTCAAGCTGCATTAACTAAGAAGCAAATAGACGAAACTATGAAAGAGATTAAAGATCTCTTCACTATCAGTGGCAACGGAGCCTTGTACGCAGATGCTATGCAAGAACTAGCAAATGCTAGAAAAAGAAGACTCGATGAAGTAAGGCGCAAACAAAAAGAGCGCAAAGAACTAATTGATATGATTAAGCTAGGCAGTATAGCCTTAGGGGTGAGTATCTTTCTAGTACCTCTGATAATAGGCTTTATCATTAACTTAGTTAAGGGGTAATCTATGAGAACTGACCTTCAAGAATTTGAACTTAGACAGCAAGCTGAAAGGATAGAACAGCAACGCAAAGACATCATGAAGTTATTGGGTAGCGACTCTCCTAACGAGTGTTGTGGTTGTTGCGACCCTTGCGAGTGTGAGGACTGTGATTGTAAATGAAGCAGTTACAGAAAGACTCAATATACGCACAATTTGACTTAGATGGGGACGGAACTGTGTCCGACGAAGAAATAAAAAGAGCCCAAGATATGCTAGAGATAGAATTGAGGGAAGAGAAGTCAGAAGCTCAAAAACGAATGGCGTGGGTAGCAATGTTCTCTATGATTGGATTCAGCGCACTTTTATTCAGCACAGCAGTAACAGAATCAAGAGTAGCAGCCCTAGCAGACTTGCTAGGATTATTTTACATAGCGCAGGCTGGTGTAGTGGGCGCATATATGGGAGTATCCGCATGGATGAGCAGAAAGTAGTTTCTTTAAAAGAAAAGTTTATTTACGTCAAAGATGGTGATCGATATGGTAAGCGAGATGCTTGGTATATTATGAAGCCAGAGGGCGAAGGAACACTAAAACGATATAAAGGCGACTGTGAAGATTTTGCACTAACTACTTTGTATCAGCACTGCGACGAAAGCTTAGTTAAGTTTTGGTGGATGCTCATAAGTTATAAAGCACAGATTACTTACTGCTATGTTAAAGAGCCTCATAGAGGACACGCAGTTTTACGGATCGAAGACGATTGGACAGACAACATATTTGGTAAAGTAGTTACTCAAGCAGATATGATTGATTACGGATACGTTTTCGATACAAGATATTTTAATCCCTTAACAGTAGCTATAAAACTACTAAAAGGGAAATGGTGGAAGTACAAAGCATGATAGAAGTTAGTAGGCAAGATATAATCCCAGATTATCTTCTTGACTTTCCAGCACACGATAAGTTCCTCAAGCTCCCAGTAGAGCCCTATATGGATTTACTGGGTATTGAGGCACTCCCCTCCCAAGTAGCTATTATAAATGCAATCAACTCTCCTAAGTACAGATTCGTCTGTGCTGCAGTTTCACGACGTCAGGGAAAAACTTATATAGCGAATATTATTGGGCAACTGGTATCTCTTGTTCCTGGTTCCAATATTCTTATTATGTCCCCCAACTATGCCCTATCTCAAATTTCTTTCGATCTACAGCGAACGTTAATCAAACACTTCGATCTGGAAGTTACCAAAGATAACGCAAAAGATAAGGTTATCGAAATATCTAACGGCTCTACAATCCGCATGGGATCAGTAAACCAAGTTGACTCTTGTGTTGGTAGATCCTACGATTTAATTATTTTTGACGAAGCAGCACTAGCTGACGGTAAAGATGCTTTCAACGTAGCACTACGCCCCACGCTAGATAAAGACAATTCAAAAGCTATCTTTATCTCCACACCACGGGGTCGCAACAACTGGTTCGCAGAGTTCTTCGATAGAGGTTTTGATGAGCAATTCTCTGAGTGGGTATCTATAAAAGCTACTTACAAGTCTAATCCTCGTATGTCAGAGAATGATATTATAGAAGCTCGGAAGAGTATGTCAGAAGCAGAATTCCGACAAGAGTACGAAGCTGATTTCAATACCTTTGAAGGTCAAGTATGGAGCTTTGATTTCGAGAAGTGCACGGGAGACTTTCAACAAATGGAGACTAAACGTCTTGATATATTTGCAGGCCTTGACGTAGGCTATAGAGATCCGACAGCATTTTGTGTAATTGGCTATGACTGGGATGAAGAGAAGTTCTACTTACTAGATGAGTACTTAGATGCTGAAAAAACAACAGAGCAACACGCTGGTGAAATACAAAGACTTATTGATAAGTGGGATATAGACTATATCTTTATTGACTCCGCAGCTCAACAGACACGATTTGACTTTGCACAAAATTATGATATTAGCACTATTAACGCAAAGAAGTCAATACTAGATGGTATTGCTAGAGTAGAGGGAATAGTTGATAACGACAGATTGTTTATTGATCAGACCTGCACAGAAACTTTAGCAGCACTTGACCAGTACCAGTGGGATCCTAACCCGAATCTACTTAAAGAAAAACCAAAACATAACAGAGCCTCGCACATGGCAGACGCGCTAAGGTACGCCCTTTACTCGTTTGAAACATCAAACAGTGGCTTCTAACGACACCATCCAAAAATAATATTTGACATGGTACCTTAAACTCGATATAATTCTGGTATTAGAAAATGGATTTAAAAAGAGACATCGTAAAATACATAAGAGACAAAGCAAAGAACAAGTATGAAAAAGGCAGTGAATGCCGAATATGTGGAGAGAAAGTTAAATTAGACTTCCACCACTTTTATACGTTAGCTCCTCTTATACATGATTACGTAGCAAAGAACAAATTAGACCCTAAGAATGTGCTTTCTTTTAGAGAAGACTTCATAGCAGAGCATCAAGCAGAGTTATACGAACATACGGTAACTCTCTGCAATGCTCACCACTTACAGTTACACTCCATTTATGGGAGAAACCCTAGCTTAGGCACTGCAAACAAGCAGAAAAATTGGGTAGAGATTCAAAGAGAAAAGCATGGCATGGTATAGTAACATTTTTGGTAATAAGGCTGACGAAGCCGACATGGAAAAATTGAATCCTATACAGCAATACTTTGGTAACGATAAAGAGGGTTCTAGAGAGTATACTCAGAATTACGAGCAGTTCTATGAAACGCTAGAGATTGTTAATCGCGGCGTTAATATGATTGTAGATGACGTAGCAGAGATTCCAGTAGTTGTTCAGCCTAATCAAACAAATGGCGTTCAAAAAGGAATGAGACGATCTACTGTAAATAAGCTACTTAATAAAGAGCCTAACTTATTTCAAGATGTCAGCTCTTTTAAAAGAAACCTAATTACCGACTATTTACTAGACGGAAACATTTTTATATACTACGATGGTGCTCATTTGTATCATCTACCTGCAGATAGCGTAACAATACACGCAGACCCAAAAACATTTATAGAGAAGTACACATACAACGATGTAGACTACGGCCCGGACGAGATCATACACGTTAAGGAAAATTCCTTTTACTCTATTTTCCGAGGTACTTCAAGACTGAAGCCCGCTGTACGAACAATGGCCCTTACTGCTTCAATGAGAAAGTTTCAAGATAACTTCTTTAAGAACGGAGCAGTACCAGGACTAGTACTAAAAAGCCCAAATACATTAAGTGAAAAGATTAAAGAACGAATGATTCAATCATGGAGCATTCGATATCGTCCAGACGCAGGTGGTAGACGCCCTCTGATTCTTGACGGTGGTATAGAGATTGATAGCATTTCTAACGTAAACTTTAAAGAGTTAGACTTCCAATCTTCTATTACAGAAAACGAAACAATTATATTGAAAGCATTGGGTATCCCACCTATCTTATTAGACTCAGGAAACAATGCAAACATTCGTCCTAATATGAGAATGTATTATCTTGAAACAATCTTACCAATAGTAAGAAAGATAAACTACGCTTACAGCCGCTTCTTCGGATACGAAATAAAAGAAGAAGTTATAGATATCCCAGCTCTACAACCAGAGCTTAGAGATCAGTCACAGTACTATAGTTCATTAGTAAATGGTGGTATTATTACTATCAATGAAGCCAGAACTAGATTAGGCTTTGAAGCTTTAGAAGGACAAGATGATGTTAGAGTCCCTGCCAACATAGCAGGGAGTGCAGCCAACCCAGATGAGGGTGGTAGACCAACTGAAGGTGATGAAGATGGCAGTGACTAGAAATAGAAAACACAGATTAGTACATGAATTAGGAATGTACTTTGCTGAGAAAGGATATGTTGTTTCTTTAAATGAGTATAAGAGAGCCCTTGATAGACCGGCTTTCCTGTCTCCTAAAGAGATAGTAAAAGTGATGGGAACGTATACCGGAGCAGTAGACTGGATTGAAAAATACGAACCGGAACTATGGGAACTTATTCACAAAAAAGAGGATAAAGATCCTCTAACGGAATTAGCCCAAGCAAAAACGGGGAAAAAGAATGGATAAAATTTTTAACCTAACCTCAACTTTCAAAACCCATGCGGTAGATGACGGATCAGTGATGATTCGCGGTATGGCAAGTACAGCAGATTTCGATCGTGCTGGCGACTCTATCTCAGCTCAGGCTTGGGAAAAGGGTGGTTTAAAGAATTTCGAAAAGAACCCTATTATTCTTTTCAATCATGATTACGATCGTCCTATCGGTCGTGCTACAGGCCTTAAAGTAACAGAGAATGGCCTGGAGTTAGAAGCAAAGATTAGCAAGTCAGCACCCGCTAATGTTTGCGAATTAGTAAAAGAAGGTATCCTTGGAGCATTTTCTGTTGGTTTCCGAGTCAAGGATGCTGATTTCATAAAGGAAACTGACGGATTAATGATAAAGGACGCAGAATTATTTGAGGTATCGGTTGTTTCCGTACCTTGTAATCAGGAAGCTACTTTCTCGCTAGCGAAATCTTTTGACTCTATGGACGAGTATGAAGAATTCAAAAAAACTTTCACAAATCGTGTAGATCTAGCCGGTCAGACTCTGGCTAAAGACGAAGTTAATACTTCTAGCGTAGCTAGTGATACACCGGACGGAACCGAAAAGGTTCAAAAGGAGATACAAATGTCTGAAGTTAATACTCCAGAAATCGACTTAGCCGCATTTGCAAAGCAAGTAGCAGAAGAAACTGCTACCAAGATTGCTATGAAGCAAGCCGAACAAAAAGCCGCGGATGAAGCCGTAGCACAAGAAATCGTTGAGAAGGAAGCAGCAGACGCTGAAGCTAAAGCTCAACAAGAAGAAACAGTTAAGACTGCTGTAGTATCTGGTGTAGAATCAGGTGCCGAGCGTCTATTAGCTGACATGCAAGCAGACTTCGCATCTAAAGGTGTTGAAACTGCCGAAGTACTAGAAAAGTACAAGTCTGAGTTGATGGAAAAATCAGCTGAGCTTGAAGCTATGCGTACTAGCAAGCGTGACTTCTCTGGCCGTACAAACGGCGTAGACGTTAAAGCAATGGGCGGTGACTTATTGTCTGCTCACATTCTTGGTAAGATTACTGGCAAAGGTTGGGATACTAACTTTGGTCGTGAAACTCTAGAAAAAGCTGGCGTAACATATACTGGTACTGCTGGTGATGGTTCTGCAGTTGGTGTTGACGTAATCGTATCAAACCAGTTTGAGCAAGAAGTTCGTCAGGCAATGAAGGTTGCACCTTTGTTCCGCGAAATTCAAGTTTCAAGTGGTGCTACTGTACTACCAATCGCTCCTGATACCGAAGCTGCTAACTTTAGTGCTGGCGGTGCTGATACAGCTGCGAACAACTTGGAAGAAGCAGGCGCATCTGATAACAACTATAATGTTAATCAGGTAATCTTGCAAGCACACAGATTGATTTCAAGCACGTTTATTCCTGCTGATACTGACGAGCAAATCGTTATTTCAATCCTACCTATGCTTACCTCAGCTCTAGCACGTGCTCACGCAATCGCTATTGACTCAGCTCTACTAGTTGGTGCTGGTGCAGGTAACATCTCTAAAGGTCTAGTAGGTGTGAATGGTTCTGACAATGCAAATGGTTACGGTGCAGCTTCTGCTCTTACCGCACTAGATGCTTCAGCAACTGGTGTTGTAACTCCTGCTAACCTTCTTGCAATGCGTAAGGAAATGGGTAAGTACGGTCTAGAAGCTAGCCGTGTAGCTTACATCGTTCCTACTGATGCATACTTCAACTTGATTGATGCTTCAGGATTTACCGATGTAACAGAAGTTGGTAGTGATTTGGCTACTAAGCTTTCTGGTATGGTTGGTACGGTCTTCGGATCACCTGTAATTGCTACAGATCGTTTGGTTAGCAACTTGGCTAACGCTGGTGCAGCTACTACTACTGCAGCTCTTGCTGTAAACATGGATAACTATGTGATTCCACGTTTGCGCGGTGTTAACGTAGAAACTGACTACATCGTCAAAGAGCAGCGTACCGTATTGGTCGCAACTCAGTCTCTTGGCTTTAACGAGTTAGTTGCTGGCGCGGGTGCTAATAAGCCTGCAGTTCGTTTCCCTTTCCAATAGGCTAAGGGTTGCTTTAATCTGGGAGATACTCTCTTCCAGATTATTAACCTGGGGGAGTTTATTCTCCCCCAAGTTTTTACTAATATACTTATGGCAAATTTAATAACATTAGAAGAATATAAAGAAGCAGAAGGCATTGGAAGTCCCAAAGAGGACTTGCGTATCAGTGCTTTAGTTCCGGCTGTAAGTCAATTAGTAAAAACTTATTGTGGTAATACATTCGTAGATTTCTACTCTACGAATAAAGAAGAATCATTTAACATAACGTGGGGAACCAATATAGTTCAGCTAACAGAAAGCCCCGTAAATTCAATTGTTTCAGTTCAGGAGAGAGATTCTTATGGAACAGATTATACGACTCTTACTACTACGGCGTTCGACTATTTTCTCGATGAAAGTACCGACAGTATTTCTAGAACTAATTCTAGCGGTGGTGCTGTTAACTGGCCTCGTGGTCCTGGGTCCGTAAAAGTAGTTTATAGGGCAGGCTACGCCTCGGTACCAGAAGATCTAAAGTTAGCAATAATTGACTTAATTACTTACTACTTAAAAGACGAGCACAAAGAGCGAAGAACTCTTGGTGCAGCTAGCATTCAGAACCAGAGCTCTACGAGCCAACGTAATAATGTAGCTTTTCCCGACCACATTAAGCGAGTGTTAGACTTGTACAAAAACTACTAATGAGTAAAGCACTTGTAGACAAGCTTATAAAGGATTTTTTAACTGATCCTAAATACAAGCGACGATGGGATACAGTACTTAGAAGCCAGATGGGTGGACAAGCCCACATTACTACAATAACAGAAGCTGACCTGGTTACTCTATACAGAGATAATACTATAGCTGCTATCTACGGAGAGAAGTCTTTTAAAGAGGCAGAAGTTGCTGCAAACAGAGTAAAAGGTATTGAGAAAGCTGCAGTTATGGCTGCTTCTCACGTTTACTCTAACTTTGAAACTTACTATGCAAGAACTCGTGGTAAAAGGAAAGGATCTGTAGTTAGAGAGGGCAATAAAATTATAGTACGACAGCCTAGTGGCTTACATTCTTCTATACAGAGAATAATATGGCAGCAAGGTTGGAAGCAGTTAAAAAATACTCCAGAACTATCAGCCCAAAGTAGAAAAAGAGTAGGTTCAGCAGAGGGTATGAAAGTTTTTAGAAGAAGAACTCAAAATCTTCACGAAGAAAAAACAACTGTAGGATCTTTTACGCTATCCAAGTTGTATGAACGCGTAATGTCAAATACTATAAACAGTGACTTTACAGTAGCTCAGACAACGGTTATAGCTAACACTATTGGGGAGTATTTTGGAGCTGTAACAGCAGTGTGGCAAAAGGAGCAAATGGTAGGACAGTATAGTGTTTCTGATACTTTAGAGATACCTTTAACAATTGGCCCTCAAAGTAGTAACCCTGCAGGCTCAGAAGCATATGACTGGAAGCAGATAAGAGGTAAGTTGGAACAAGCACTTTTTGAGCATGCCATGCAGGGAAAATTTGGAGAACAGTATGCTAATACTGGTGGTAGTAAACCTTTAACAGAGAAAGTAACGGATAGAGCCTTACATATAGTTGTAGAAGAAATTGAGAAGTCTTTAAAAGGCAAAAAATCTATTAAGTTTAGTAAAACTACTTTGCCAAAAGAAGAAAAGGGAAAGACGAAATATTCAGGAAAACAGTCTGACAATAAAAAGCCAAAGAAAGCTAAACATTCGAAGATTAAAAGAAACAAGTACAGTGTTACTACGAGTAAGACTCAAAATACAGCAATGTCACCGATAGCTTTAGCAGCATTAATAAATGCTAAACTACCAGACGAGGTTGCGTCCAAGATGGGGCCTCCTAGACTACAAAATCAGTCAGGACGATTTGCTTCATCCGCAAGAGTTACTGATGTATCAACTACAACACAAGGATTTCCCAGCATAGGGTATACGTATCAAAAAGACCCCTATCAAGTATATGAAGTAGGCAGTGGCACAAGATATAGTGACGCTCAGAAAGATCCCAGGCCTCTAATAGACGCTTCTATACGCAATATCGCCGCACAATTTTTAACAGGAAGACTATATACTAGGAGAGTATAATGACAAGAACTTACACTTCTAGAAGAGCAAATATAGTAGAAGCTATATCAGAGAAGCTAAAAGAAATAAATGGGTCTGGAGCATATTTATCTGATGTAGAGAATAATGTTCATCCCTTTCTACGATTCTGGGATGAAGTACAAGAGTTTCCTGCAATACATTTGAATGCAGGAAGCGAAACCAGAGAGTATCAAGGCGGAGGGTATAAAGACAGGTTTTTATCTGTCACTGTTCGTTGCTATGTTAATGAAGAAGATGCGCAGTCAGCACTAAATGCATTGATGGAAGATGTAGAGACAGTTCTAGAAGAGAGCTCTCAGATACAGTACTCAGATAGAATGAATAACATATTTAATGTTCAACAGATCACTATAATCAGTATTGATACTGATGAAGGTGTACTTGAGCCTTTAGGAGTCGGAGAGATTCTTATAGAGGTTCGTTATTAGAAAATACTGGCAAGAACAAATGTTCACGTCCAAGTCTTTTCAAGTTTCATAGGAGATAACTATGGCACAACAACTATATTTTAGCCGCGACTCGAAGATGTTTATTGAGTTTGATGGCGTTGTATGGGAAGTTCCCGTACTAGATGGATTTAGTTTCTCGCAAGCTACAAACAGTACAGAGATTACTTTGAACGAGATGGAGTCTACAGGTGGAGTCAGCCGTCGTGGTCGGAGAGCTTTTAACGACTCTTTAGCACCAGGCGAATGGTCTTTTTCAACATATGTACGACCATTTAAATCAAGCACAACAGGCACAGGAAAAGCAGATTCTGCAGCTGAAGTTCACGCAGTAGAAGAAGTTCTTTGGGCTTTATTTGCTGGTGCAAAAAATTATGATGTTAGCACTTTCGATTACGATACAGGCGGCACCAATGTAATTACACCAGGTACCTCTTCTAGTACAATTAATTTAGGATCTTCTAACTCATCTACATTAGGCACAGCTAACGTATACTTTGTACTTGGTTCTGATAATCGTAAAGTGATGAAGTTGAAAGACGTTACTGTTAATGAAGCAAGCGTTGATTTTGATATTGACGGTATTGCTACTATTAACTGGTCTGGAAGTGCTTCAGAAGTACTAGACTTCACTGGAAGTACTCATGAGGATAACACCGCACCTGTACACAGTGACACCACTCAAGATGGTGGAACTATTGCAATAGGTGATGTATGGTTAGACGCTAATGATTCTTATCGTTTATATGTTCTTACAAATGTAACTAACGGTTCAGAAGCAAGAACTGTCTACAGAGACGAAGCCGTTCTAGCTACTAATAACTTTATTCGTAATCGTCTAACAGTATTAAGTGTTACACCTACTACTAGAGACCCAGACTCCGACGGAGCCAACGAGCTAGAAGCCAGCTACAGCTTGACTCTTACAGGCGGTAACGTTACTTTTACTAATAATATCAGTTACATTACTCCAGAAGAATTAGGTATTGTAAACGTGCCAATCGGTCACGTCACAGGTACTCGGTCTGTATCAGGCTCTTTTACTTGTTATTTGACGGAAGATACTTCAGCTACTAATGCTTCTGCGGACTTCTTTGATGACGTACGCGGTATTACTAACGTAGTAACTAACTCTTTTGCTTTAGTATTTAAGATTGGTGGTGCTTCTGGTACTCCTCGTCTTGAGCTGAATATGCCCACTTGTCACATCGAAATTCCTACTCACTCTGTTGAGGACGTTATTTCTCTTGAGACGAACTTCATGGCGCTGCCTACAACCATTGCAGGCACAGATGAAGCAACAATTATTTATCACGGCGCTGTCGTATAATATAAAATTGTTGGGTATGAAAGGGGCTTCGGCCCCTTTTTATTTGACCAAGGAAAAATAAATCTTGACATTTTTCCTTACCTCCCTTATAATATAGATTCATCAAAAGTGAGAATGCTTTATTCTCTTAGAGCCAAGAACCAATGCCAAGTTATAATTTTAAGAGAGAAGCAGATGTTTACTTAGTTCATAACGGAAGTCGTTATAAGCTAGATGTAAAAGATATATCTATGTCTCAAAGCTTTGCAGAAAAGAGTTACGCAGTGAAAACTTTGCATAACCCTGGTGATTACTTTGAAGGAAGCTCAATTACTACAGCTAAGGCTGCTAATTTTGACTTTGAAATCTACGCCATAGAAGAAGCAGATTTTACAATTGTAGAGTCTTTGCTTATAAGTACTTCGTCGTTTGATATATATGTTCAAACACCCACAGATGTTTTTAAGCTTGAAAAATGTGTAATGACAAATGGTAGTTTTGTAATCGAGAGATCACAACCCCTGAGTATTGCAATTCAAGGAGAAGCATCTAAACTAACTAGAGGAGTATCTGTATTAGGTAATCTTCAGTCTAGATCTGCCACTAAAACTTTTGTTACCAACCCTAAATTGGAAGTGACATTAGGTGGTGCCTCCCTTACAGATATTGTCTCAGTTACGGTCGAGTTACAGAATGATATAGAGTGGTTACCCTATGAAACTGTTAACGCTTCTTTATCTGTAGCTGCTGCTGTAAACACTATGTACCCAGATTTGTATTATATTAAAAAGAAAATACTTGCGGGTTCTATCACTCAGTATCTTGCCGATACAACTACTAGTAATGTACAGACCTGGAATAGCTCCTTGCCTTTGGAGATAAAAGCAGGGAACGGACTCTCAGGGACTCAATTTAGAGGGTTTCAGGTAGGTTCAGCAACTAGTACTTTCACAAATAGAATGGGTACGGGAGATGTATTTGTTCAAAACTATGACTGGAGAATTACTGATAATTCAAGTTCTCTAGCCACAATATTTAAATATGTAACAAACTGAGGAGTTTAGTTAAAAAATGGAACTTAAAAAATTAATGGTCGATACTAAGGCCGTATGGATGGACTTTCCTGGATTAGAAGGATTCTCCGTAGAAGTAGCAAATCTTTCAAGAAAAGAATTAACTCAATTGAGGAAAAAATGCACTACTAACAAATTCGATAGAAAAACTAGACAGGTCGTAGAGAACTTGGACGAAGAAAGATTTATTATAGAATTTGCCAAGCAAAGCGTAAAAAACTGGAAAGGGTTAACTGTAGAACATTTAGAAACTCTTATCTTAGTAGATACAGAAAGTACAGATCCTGGAACAGAAGTGGAATATACTATAGACAACGCCGAAGTACTAGTTAGTAACTCAACTGAATTTGATACTTGGCTCAATGAGGTAGTCTTTGATTTAGAGAACTTTCGTACAAGATCAAAAAAGCCAAACAATAAGCCGGCTGGAAAAACTATTCCAGAATAGTGAAACGGGGATGACCCAAGACAAGTACTTCATGATGATGGAGCAATTAGGCAAAGAGCCTATAGATTCAGAAGTGCCTCCCGCATGGGAAGATTTCCCTGATATAGTGCTTAACGCTATAAGTACTTTTAATTCTCTGGGAGACAGGATGTACCCAGATATAGGATATGTAGGTAAAGATTATACGAATCTTGTTTATTACTTAGAGTTGCACGTTATAGAGGATAAAGAGTTCTTTTTAGATATTTTATCCTGGCTAGACGCAAGAGCTATCAAAAAGTCTTCTGAACAATTAAAGAAGCAGCATGATAAGCTAAAGAGAAAAAAATAGTGGCTAATACAGTAAAGTTGACAATCAAAGTAGACGATGACGGGTCTCTTAATGTCGTTGCAAAAGAAGCAAAAGCTGCTGCAGCCGCTACCGACAAACTCGGCACCTCAACGGATAAGCTTAGTAATAAGAAAAATCGATTTAATAAACTAGAGAAAGGCACCGCACAATTAGGGGCTAACTCTACTAAAGGTTTTGCTAAACAGGCTCAAACTATTGGTGGAGGTCTAGTTCCTGCATACGCAGTATTAGCTGCTAATATATTTGCTTTAACTGCCGCTTTCGGATTTTTGAAAAATGCAGCAGATGTAAAGATATTAGAGCAGTCCCAACTAGCTTTTGCTAGAAATACAGGAGCAGCTCTAGGATCTATTACTAATAGATTAAGAGAAGCATCTGATGGAATGCTTGGATTCCAAGAAGCAGCTTCCGCTTCCGCAATCGGATTAGCTAAGGGTTTCTCCCCCAAGCAGTTAGAAGACTTAGCGAAGGGAGCACGAAAAGCTTCTACTGCATTGGGTAGAGATTTTGCTGACTCTTTTGACAGATTAGTTAGGGGTGCTTCAAAAGCTGAGCCAGAGCTATTAGACGAATTAGGTATTACACTAAGATTGGAGGATGCGACTCGAAGATACGCAGAAGCAATCAGTCTAAACAGAGACGAGTTAAACGATTTTCAAAGAAGCCAAGCAGTACTGATAGAAACTCAAAGACAGCTTAATACTTTGTTTGGGGATGTTGAGGCTGCTAGTAATCCTTTTGTTAAATTAGCCAAAACCTTAGAAGACCTAGTAAAGACAGGAGCACAATATGTATTGCCCCTATTCGAAGGTATAGCCAATCTTATTAATAGATCTGGAGCTGCTGCCGTTGCCGTTTTCGGATTGCTAGGGCTTAGCATTCTTAAAGCTGCTATACCTATGGAAGGTTTGACAAATAAAATTAGTGAGATGGAAAAGCAGTCTAGCACAAGCTTAGCTAAGGCTAAACAAGATCTTGAAGAGTACAGAGCCGCAGTAAAAGCTGCAGAAGCAGATGTACAGTCCAGAAAGATAACCTCTATAAAGTCAAGCTCTAGCGAGCTGTTAAACGCTTCAAAAGGAGATGGAAGTAAGCTTGTTCAAAAAGTAAACCAAGGAGTAGCTTTATCCCCTGCTCAGAAAGGACAACTAAAGAAAGTACTGGCAGATGCAGAGCATTCTTATAGAAGACATGGTGAAATTACTAAAGGCGTATTTAAGGGTGTAAATATAGAACTTGTTAGAGATTTCAACAAGTCCTTTACCAGTATGGAAGTAAAGTCTCGTACTTTAGGGCGAGCAATAAAAGATACTTTTGTAGTAGGCAGACTACAGGCCACTAGATTTTTTGGTTACTTAAAAACTAAAGGAGTCGGCGCACTAAAGACAGTCACAAAAGGCTTAGGCTTAGTAGGAAAAGCAGTTGGTGCAGCATTTAAGTTAGCAGGATTTATTGGCATTTTAACAATGTTAATAGAGATGTTTAAGACTCTTAAAGAAAACTTCTATGATATAACAATTAGTATAGTTAGTTTTGCGGATAAAATAAAACAAGTAGCAACTCCCGCCATTAACTCCTTAATAGAAGGATTTCTTAGCTTTTCTGATAGCGTCATCGATGTTTTTAGGGGCATACCTCATACTATAGCAGTATCCTTAAATGACGCCGCTAGAAATATTCTTGAAGGTCTGGACCAGATTATAAACTCCGTAGTTCAAAAAGTTAACAAGTTTTTAACGGCTGTAAATGAAGTTTCTCCAAAGAAGTTTCCTATGATAGAATTCATCAGTGATATGGCAGCAGGCTATAAAGGCTTAGATGAAACTAAGCCTGTACTTAGCAACCTTGCAAAGGAGTTTGACTACCTCTCCACAGCTTCTACTACGTTTGCTGATTCGTATAATAGGTCCTCGCTTGGAGCGTTTGCTAAAAATATGCAAGATAATGCGGCGCATACTAATGCTTCAGCAGAAGCTTTAGATCGTTTTAACGAGGCTGTAGCTATCTTGAAAGCAGATTTAAATGAAATTAATGACGGGTTGAAACTGATGCCTGAGGGACTAGACAAAGTAGGAAGTCAAGCTAAGGCAGTAACCCAACTCTCTGTATCTAGTAGTTTACAAGCTCTATTAGCCACCAGGAAATATAGCGAAGGTATAGGTAAATTAGAACCAGGGCAAAACGAACTACCCACAGGCACGGATCCAGTAAACGCGGGCGCTCCACCTAAAATAGTAGAAAGAGCACTATTTTCAGAAACTGACAGGGCTGCCGCAATAACTACACTAAAAGATGCTCTACTTTCATTAGATGGTGTATCAAGCAAATACGCTACAACCTTACAAAGTATAATAGCAAAGGACGCTTT